CTTTATTTAATGCTAAATATTGTTTTTTCATTATTTAATTTTACCTCCTCTAAAATAGACATATAATCTTTTATTTCAATATTTTTATTTGATACTCTTTTATGTTGTATTTTAGATAATTGATATATGCATTCTTGTTTAATATTATCTTCAATTTCTATGTTTTTAGGTAAAATTAATCTACCTTCATTATCAAATATCAATCTTAATTCATTGTTATCTTTTTTATTTATTAATATAAATAAATATGTTCTATTCATTATATCAGGATTATTTAATATCAATGTTAATAATATTTGACAATCTATTCTTATTGGAATTTTTTTAGTATTTTCTTTATAATATAAATAATAATTATTTCTGATTTTTTTATCTTGTATTATACATTTTTTAGTTATTTTTTCATTTATTTTTTCAATATAGTTATTTTCTTTGATATCTTTAATAGTTTTAATAGTATTAATTTTCATAATTTTCCTCCCAATCTATTACATTATAATACTCTTTCCAATATTTATTTTTAAAGTTTTTTGATAATTTTTGACTATGAAAAATTCCAAACCAATAAACCTTATCAGAATGTTTTTCTATAAATTCTTCTGATAAATTTTGTTTTAATGATATCCAACCCCAATTTACTTTATCAGAATATTTTTCTATAAATTCTTCTGATAATTGTTGAGTAGAAGATATCCCTGACCAAAATACTTTATTAATATGTTTTTCTATAAATTCTTCTGATAATTGTTGACAATATGAAATTATATCCCAATCCAATTCATTTTGATACTTATCCATGAATTCTTCTGATAATTTATAACATACTGCTAAAACATTCCAATCTATGTTATTTAAATCCATTTCATCTTTAGGTATATCATTTAATGTTCTTATTATTTTACACATCTAAATAAACCCCCTTTATTTTTTTCTTCTACTAATTGTCTAAGTTCTTCAAATGTTAATTTTTTACCTTTTCTTTTTAGTTTAATATAACTAGATTGATTATTTACTATCATTACATATTGTCTTTGATTTAACTTATTGTTATTTCTTTTCATTTTTTTCATAATCACCAACTCCTCATGATTATAATATATAATTGATTATTGTGTCTTTTACATACTAATAAAAAAGTTCATTAACACTAAATGTTAATGAACGTATCTTCCTTTCCTATTTTATACTTTTATTTCAACAACTCCCTCTCCTGTCGGACTCTCTTTTATTATCGTCCTCCAGTCATCTTCTTCTCCTTACGGAGTTGTTGGTATGTATTAAATTTTAGGAAATTAATATTTATTTTTAGCAATACATACCAATAAGGAAGGTTATTGATTATTAACTTATTAAATTCATATATTATTTTTTATTTAGTATAACAATATAGTAAGAACGGATTGAAAAAAAATATTACCTCTTTTTAATGAATTTAATCATTCATAATATTGAACGGGACATATGGTTGTGGTGGACCATATGTCCCTTACGGTTCGTTATTTGTAAATTATACTTTTAAACAAAAGGTTAATGAATAAATTTATAATATTAGAAAGGAGTTATTAACAATGATTCAAACTAAACAATTAAGATTAATGAAATGTATGAGGGTGAAAAGTATATTGAAATACAATGAAGATAACCCTAAAGATGACTCGGTTTTAATAATAAATTCTAATAAAGTATCTAATATAAATACTTTATTAGGACCAATACAAATAAAAACTATGAGTCCTTATAAATATATATTAGTAGATAGACTTATAGATTTAAGTATTAACAAAAAACCTATAAAGAAAAATGTATATGTAAATGCAAAAAAAG